GCAATATCATCATAATCCATATTTGTAATTAATTCTATGTTTTGAATTTTACTTAACATATCTGCTGCCTCAGCTTGAGATATTTCATTATTAAGCAATTTGTCTTTAATAATGTCAGATTGTTTCTCTACAACTTCTACTGCGTAATCTTTTGTTTTCATATTATAGTCCTTTGTTTCAATTTATACGTATATAATAACATACTGTAATACACAATACAAGCATTATTTTGCGTTTTTTAAAAGAAATAAGTGTTTATAATCAATGACTTATTATTATAAATGTTCACGTTTTGTTCTAATGAAGGTAATGAACGAATTATCTCCAATGTTTTTTAACCCATTCCTGCTTTGATTCGTGTGGATCTGGTTTGCCATGAAATACAGCTATCTTTGCGTTCTTATCTTCCTCATAAGTTTGTTCTGAAATATGAAATCTAGGTTTTTCTCTACTGTACCATTTGTATGAAAATGACCATTCATCTGGATATATTTTTAATATATCTTTATCACGTATAATATCTGTAATAACTTGTTGGTCGTTATGATAGTTATTATAATGATCTTGCCAATCTATATAATTTTTCCATATAATAGAAGCCGTATCGTTATTCCATTTCATTATACTTGAATTATATTCGTTAAATTCTTTTTCAAAATCATTTATTATACAAAAAGATTTGTCGTCTCCATAGATAGCAAAACAATCAATATTTTTGGTAATAACTATATCAATATCAAAATATAGGTTTACACCTTTAAGTTCAATATCAGGATTAAATAGTTGTAATTTATTCCACCAGCCTTTATAACCTTTTAATGGTAAATCTTTATATATTATTTTTCCGTAAACTTGATCATACATATTTACATGATCTGTAAAACAATAGAATTTATATGGCACTGTTAAATGTCTTTCTACCATATTATATAAGTTTTGAACGTAATCACTTGTATATTTGTTACCATAAAACACACAACAAACATTTATCATAATATACTATGTCCTGCCTTTGCTATATAATAAGCGTCTATTATATCTGTTATTGGATTGTTTAATGTAGGTATATCAAATGTTTTCATCATGTTTGTACCTGTATCAGTTGTAAATTGGTCATACATTTTTTGTTTATCTGCATTACCTTTACCTGTGGCGAATTTCTTAATAACACTTGGAACTAATATCTTATAATCATATTCTTTTAATCTGTATTTTAATATGCCACCGTTTTCTGCTATTTGAAATACGGCCTGACCTTTACTGCCAAAAGAATAACCTTCTATAAAGATTTTAGGATCTTCTAATTTGTTTATAATAGATAATGCCCAAGTTGATAAGTTGGTAAATCTTTCTATAGGATTTGTGTACTCGGTATGTTCTGTGCCTAATATATTATTCATCATATTACCAATATGTTTCTTTTTACTAGTTAAATAATAAAAATAACAATCTTCAAACTTAAAACTACCATTACTAACACAGATTGCTGGAGAATTTAAACTAAAATCAATTCCAACTATCGTTATCTTCTTCATGCTCAACCTCATTTTCATTTTGATCATCATAAGGCTGATCATCTATTTCATGGCCACAAAATGGACATGTAATAGGATCTAGTTCAGTTTTTTCATTGTCCCATACAATAATGTATTTTGTTCTACAGTCATTGCACTTTTTAGGAAGTTTAGTGTTCATTATAATTTAAACCTTTTAAATTGATCTTTTTTAACATCTTGTTTAATACCACCAATAACATAACTTTCAATTTCAGTTTCTTGAGGTGCATTTTGCATTGATTTACTATTCAACCAATGATCAACCCAAGGCAAAGGATTTATTTTTGTTTCATATTTAGGTTCTAGTCCTATAGCTTTCATTCTTCTATTAGCCATATATTCTACAAATTGATGTAATAGTTTTTCTGATAGACCTATCATAGAACCTTGTTTAAACAAATAAGTTGCCCATTGTTTCTCAGAATTAACAGCGTCATCATACATTTTATATACTTCTGCTTCTGTATCTTTAATAACTTTTAACATCACTTTATCATTCTCAACTTCTTTATAATTATTAATAATTCTTTGTGATACGGCCAGATGTTGACTTTCATCTCTTGCGATTAAAGATATTATTTTTGCTGAACCTTCTAATAGTTTTAATTCACCAAAAGCAAAACTACATGCAAACGATACATAGAATCTTAATCCTTCTAATATGTTTACTGTAATCAATGCCTTCCATAATCTTTTCTTTAATTCATACATATCAACTTTATCTGGTGTCAATTGATACTTGTAACCCATTTCAATTAAATCATCATAACATTTAGTTACTGATTCTGCACGTTCTTCGATTTTCTTATCTTCAATAATTGTATCAAAAATTTCACCAGGATTTGCATATAGATTTTTTACAATGTAAGTATATGATCTACTATGTATTGTTTCCATAAAATCCCAAGTTACAATACAACCTTCTAATTCAGGTAAAGAACAGAACGGTAAAAATGCCAAACAAGGTCCACGTCCTTGTACACTATCTAACATTGTTTGGTATTTTAAATTAGATGTAAAAATATTTTTTTGTTCTGGTCTTAATTCAAAATAGTCATTACGATCTTTTTGTAATGATACTTCTTCTGGTCTCCAAAAAAAACCTAACTGTTGTTGTGTTAACTTATCGAAAATAGGATACTTAAATGTATCATATCTTTGAACGGCCAAATCATCACCAAAAAACATATTTGCTTTAGTGAAATCTAAACCTTTTGATTTATTAAATACTGATCTAGTCATTTTTCTCCATTATATTTTACAAGATTCGCAATCATCATCATCAATTGGAGGTACCGTTTCTGGAACGTTATCCTTGAATCCTATTGGATGTACTGGTTCATCTTCATCTTTCTTACCATCATAAGTATTTTGATAATAGGAAGTCTTCCAACCATACTTATACGTGGTTAATAGGTCATTTATCATTACTGATAAAGGTACCTGTCCTGTGTCATAATTCTCAGGATTATATGACCAGTTACCACTGATTGCCTGATCAAAATACTTCTGCATTACTGCCACTACATTTATATATCCTTCATTTGATTTCATATCCCAAAGTAAGGTATAAAAATTCTTTAATTGATTATAATTAGGTACTACTTGTTTTAATGGCCCTTTCTTAGACTTCTTAACTGACAAGTAATCTCTAGGTGGTTCTATACCATTTGTTTCATTAGATACCACACTTGATGATTCCGATGGCATTTGAGCCGAGAGTGTGCTATGTCGGAGGCCGGTCTCAATAATATCCTTCCTCAATTTCTCCCAATTAAATGATAGTTTTCTGGTTACTATTTCATCCACCTCTTTTTTGTAGGTATCAATTGGTAAGATACCATCGGAATATTTTGTTCTATTGAAGTATTCACATTTGCCTTTTTCTTTTGCGAGTGTATTACTTGCTTTTAAAAGATAGTATTGGAACGCTTCTGTTAATTCATCTACTAATTTCCATGCACCTTTTTCACTATACATTAATTTATGTCTTGCTAGATAGTGTGCTAAACCAATATAACCAATACCTAAACTTCTTCTGGCTTTTGTTGATATCTCTGCCGCTTTAACTGGATATTCTTGGTGATCTATAATTTCGTCTAATGATCTTACTGATAGATCACATAATGATTCTAATTCATCTAAGTCTTTTAATATACCTAAATTGATTGCTGATAATATACATAATGCAATCTCTCCATCGCCATCTATATGTTGAATTGGTTTAGTAGGTAATGTAATCTCTTGGCAAAGGTTTGACATTGTAACTGTATCTTTAAATGATGAGTGTGTATTACAGTGGTCTATATTCATAAGATAGATACGACCTGTTTCTGCTCTTTCTTTTAATAGACTTTGTATTAATTCTTGTGCTGATATTTTTTTCTTTTTGATAGAAGTTTTCTTTTCATATTCTTCATATAACTTATCAAATTTAGGAGTACCCCATATATCATATAATTCAGGAACATCATGTGGTGAAAATAAAGTTATTTGTTCATCATCAATAAATCTTTGATAGAATAGTTTAGATAGTTGAATCGAATAATCTAATTTTCTTACTCTATTATCTTCTGTACCTTTATTATTTTTAAGAACTAATATATCTGATATCTCTTGGTGCCATATTGGAAAATGAACTGTTGCACTACCACCTCTTACACCGTTTTGTGTGCAACATTTAACTGTTGCTTCAAACTTTTTAAGAAATGGAATAACACCAGTGTGTTGAACTTCTCCACCTCTAATACGTGAATTGATTCCTCTTATACGCCCAGCGTTAATACCGATACCGGCACGTTGTGCAATATACCTGCCAATAGCCATATCGCCACTAAAAATGCTAGGCAAAGTATCGTCAATATCAACAAGAACACAACTAGCATACTGCTTAACAGGAGTACGTACACCAGCCATAACAGGAGTTGGGATATTAATTTTAAACCTTGAAATAGCATCGTAATACTTTTTAACATAAGTCATCCTTTTATCTTTTGGGTATTTTGAAAATATCGTTGCCGATATCATCATATACATAAACTGTGGTGTTTCATATATTTCACCTGAACTTCTATCTTGTACCAGATATTTGTCCAATACTTGTCTTAAACCAGCGTATGTAAAATTATAATCTCGTGTGTGGTCAATCCACATATTCATTCTGTCAAATTCTGATTTGTCATATTGTTTTAATATTTCTGCATCATAAACTTTTTTATCTACACACTTTTTAACATGATCATATAAATGAGGATGATCCCAAAGTTTTCTAAAAATACTTTTTCTTAAACTGAATAATAATAATCTAGCCGCAACGTATTGATAATTAGGAGTTTCTAGTGAAATTAAATCTGAAGCAGACTTAATAAGAATCTGTTGTATCTCATCTGTAGTTATACCATCATAAAATTGTAAACCACTTTTCATTTCAACTTGTGAAGCGGATACGCCTGTTATATCTTCACAGGCAAATTCAACCATTTGGTGGATTTTTTCTATATTAAGAGGTTCTTTTTCTCTGGCGTTTCGTTTAACAACTAATATTTTTTCAGTACTCATATATTACATTTCTTCCAAGTATTTAATTTTGTCAGAGCGGATAACCCTTTGTGTGTATTATTACTTATAATAGTTTGTATCTCTGCAATTGTCTTACCAGATATAATTAAATCATTAATATCTTTTGATTGTATATCTTCTGGCCATATAAAAATATTATAACTCTTATCAATCATCTTATACATACGTTCAACTATTTCTTTATTTCTTGGTTCATTATCAAAAATATATGTTACGTTTTCAGGACTAACTTTTAATATTAAATCAGCACCTGCTGCCGCCAAACAATTATCTATAAACAAACTATCTATTGGTCCTTCAGTAATGTAAATATGTTTTTGAAAATTAATTCTTTCTAAACCATACACCTTTTGTTTAGTTTCGTCAAGCTTAATTGTTAAATATTTTGGTTGTTCTTTACCAAACGCTCTACCTTGGATTGCAAATAAATTACCCGTTGTATCATAAAAAGGTATTATTAATCTTGGATGTTCACCTTTAGTATTCTTAAATGTATCTGGTTTAATTCTATTAACCAATGACATAAATTCATTTGTATAATAAAGTATATCAAAAAATTTATCTGGTATTTTTCTTTTGATAATATACTTCTTAGCAGGATGTTCATCTGTTAATTCTGATATTGTATCTAATTCTTCTATAATGCTTACTTCTTTAAATACTGGTGGTTTAAAATCAAAGTTTGGTTTAGGTGTTGCAGGTGTTGATCCTTTATATCTTTCTAGTATAAATTCATCATGTAATCTAGGGTCTATAAACTTAATAAAGTTGGCCAAGTTTTGGCCCATACCACAATTATGGCATTTAAAAAACATATCATTCTTAACTCTATAAAAATATGCTCTTGCTTTACTTTTATTCTTTTGAGAATCTCCACAATGTGGACATCTGAAATTAAATAGATTGTCGTTCTTTCTTTTGAACTTACTCAACCTGGACGATAAAATATTAATAAATTTTAAATCAATATATGATGACATAACACAAGAACTAATATACTATAGTTTGTGATAAATGTCAATACGTTTTAATGGATGAATAACTTTAATATACTATTAAAATCTTTAGAAATCATTATTATAACTACAATAGCAGCGCCTAAAAGAATCCATCTGGCTTTTTCAAGCATACCAACTCTACTGCCTATATCATTTCGTAATGCTTTTATTTCTATTAATAATCTTCTTTCAACTTGATTAATTTCTCTTTGCAACTCTCGGTATACACTGTCTATTTCGTCAGCTCTATCTTTAATCTTTTCAAATATTACTTCGTCTGTTTTTTCTTGTCTTTCAATTTTTTCTTCATGTACGGCCAACATAGACTTAATAGAAGATGATACGTCTGCTAGCTTTTCAATCGCTGTATCTAAACGGTGATTGATGCTACTTACGTTTTCAAGGTCTTTTTTAATACCTTCTAATTCTACTCTTAAATCTAAATTATCGTTATCCATATTTTTTCTATCTCTCTAGGAGATGTTTATACAGCACTAAAATATATTACTTGGTTGTTATTACAACACATTATTTATATTGTACTGTATTAATATTTAGGTATTTTTATTTGTTACTGAATATATTGATACCTTATTTGATTTACCTTTTACTTGTACCTCATCTAGTTTTGAGAAATTAAACTTATCAGATATATCATTATATGTATCTTCACCTATTACAATTGTTGTGTTATAATTCTTACTAACTCCTTCTAATCTACTTGCTAAGTTTACTGAATCGCCAAGTACTGAATAATCAAATCGTTGATTGCTACCCATATTACCTACTACTGCTTTACCTGAATTGATACCTATACCTATATTTAATTTATCTCCAAATTCTCCAGAGTCATTTAATTCTTTTAGTTTTGCTTCCATTTCTAATGCTGATTTAATTGCCATCTCTTTATGATTTGGACAATCTAATGGTGCGTTCCAAAATGCCATGATACAGTCTCCCATATACTTATCTATTGTGCCACCATTTTTCATTATGATCTCAGTCATTGGTGTTAAAAACTTATTAATTAGTTTTGTTAACCCTTGTGGATCAGTTTGAAACTTCTCAGATATAGGAGTAAATCCTCTTATATCAGAAAATAAAAATGTTAATTCTTTTGTTTCGCCACCCAATTTTAATAGTTCAGGATTCTCTTGTAGTTTTTTAACCATTTTAGGTTCTAAGTAATGCTCAAATTGTTTTTTGATTTGTTGTTTTTGTAAATATTCACTAATGAATTTTATACCATAAGCATGTAACATTACTAATATTAATCCTGCAATAACTAATGTTGCATCTAATAACCAAAGATTGTGTATATAAAAATAATTACATAATGGAACTATTGCAACAATCATAATAACTCCTGTTACTATGCCTACATAAACCCATCTACTTAATATTAATAACAATAAAGATAATACTATTAAACTTATTACTTCTGCACCCTCTGACCAATCTGGTCTTTTAATATTAACTTTATTAATCATTGTACCTATTACGGCGGCCTGTAAATCTTGTGGCCAAACTGGACCTATTGCAGTTGCAACTGGATTACCTATACCTGCTGCTGATGTTCCTACGATAACTATTGAACCTTTAAAATCTTCTGGTAAATTACTTAATGATACTGATTGATTTTTTTGACTCCAATCTATCCATATTCTACCTAATGAATCTGTATCTATGA